TAGAACGTGCGTTTCAACAGGAGAAAGAAAATGGGAAATAGAATTAAGGCAGCACTAGCTGCTACACTAATTACTTTTGGCGGACTATGTCTCCTAGCCTGCGCTCCAGAGGCCCCAGAGGCTCCAGGTGGTGTTGAAGCTCCTACTGACCCAGCTCTACTCCCATGTCGGGAAAATGCTGGCGGTGAAAGCCCTGAATGTCAAGCTCAGTAAAAATTGTTCTTGACTTCCTAGGTCAGATTTGGTAATATGTTTCATCAGTTGGAAACAACTGATGTTCGCAGCGAACCTCTAAGGTTCAAAGCAGGCCTTTCCGACGGCGATTGTGCCTAACAATAGACGTTCCGGCGGCGTATTTGTCGTTACATGATTACGCGTTCAACACTGTCACGAACTACGGGCCTTCTTCCTAGAGAGATGAGCGACAGATAAGGCTTTGGACGGTGTGCCTTAAAACACCGTCCATTCTGGTGGTTCCATGCAACCAGCGTGGACTTTATAGATTATATTTTATTACATACGAGCACGGCTTGTGTTTGTGTGGAACCACCTGAATCGCTTCCTTGGTATATGGATTGTGCCTTAGCCTTCCAAGCTAATGAAACCAGTTTGAGTCTGGTAGGAAGCTCCAGAATATGCCGCTCTAAAGAGATAATAGCTGCTATGCATTTATGCGCAGATAGCCGGTGTTCTAGCCCCTTATGGGGATAAACCAGCAAAACTAGCGATATGCTAGGCTAGGCTGATGCGGTTAGTCCACGCGTTGTATGGATTACGTGACCTTAGTAGATTTGCGATCTATTACACGTAAAAATCCTGACACGCTATCAGGCGAATCTATTTCGGAGTATAGACGGCAACGCTTTCAGCCGTGAGTGGAATGACCGCGATGTGTTAGTTTATCGCGTAATAAAACTGCAACTAATCTGACCATCGGGAACAGTCCGATAGTCCCACTAGCGCGGTGGGCGGCTAGGCCCGATCATCTTCGTGATGGTCGGGCCTTTTGCTTAAAAAGTTCTTGACATTCATCCCAATTTTTGTTATATTATTAAAACTAGAGAAGGAGAATTTATGTTTTGGTTCCGCGAGAAGAATAACCTGACCCTTGCTTTTCGTTATGCGAAGCAGGCAACGACTGACAATATGGTAAAGAAGTATGGTGGCAGTCTAGTCGCCAATCCTAAGATGCCCGAAAATGCACCTAGTGGCGATATTATGTCGGTTCTTACTAACTCAGAACCCCAAACAGAAGCTGCTGCCATTACTTCTGGAGACTTCAAGGTCATGGTTCAGACAGCAGACGGCTCCTGGACCGAGCACAGTAGTTCAGCTACTATTAGTGAAGCCAATACAACGGCAAAAGAGATTATTAAGTTTTACAGCGCAGTAGTAGTTGTAAAACAATAATCAGAGAAGTAATTTGGACTACGATCAACTTAAGCAAGCAGTAGAACTACTTGCCGATTCATTCTGCCAACTAGCAGAGCGTGCCTCCGATATAGCTTACGCTCGTCGTGAACTATACGAAGCATACCTGCTAGAAGGTTTCACCCCAGAACAATCCCTAGAGCTATGTAAGGTACTATAACAATGGAAATTAATATCAACACAAAGGGCTTCGGCCTAACAGACTACACTATGAACGCTAGTTTTTCTATAGATAGTGCTGGTACTCTGACTGTAACTACTCCAGAACCGGAACAAAAGACACCATCCCCACTAGATGAAATTCAAGACTATCTAAACGCTATCAAGGAAGTATTCTTCTCTCCTGAATATGACGATAAGACAATGGGCTTCGTAATCGAAGACTATATTATCGCCATTCAAGAGGTTCTAGATGCTAACTGATTTTGAGTATTCTCAAATCATAGAGCTACTAGTTTTAGAAGACAGATCCTTTGAAGAGGTTCAACAAATGCTAAACTTAACCGAAGATCAGATGGACGAGGCTTTGTCTAAGATGGAAGAGGATGGGTATATTAAAACCCATACAATCCATTGAGTTGCGCTGCCTGTAAATATGGTGATCTGTTAGTAAGTAAAGGAAGTAGCTTTACTATGCTAAATCCCGTCGGAGACGAGGTAACAAAGATTCACGAAGAAACCGTATTGATCTGCCGAGCAATGCCTCCAATAGCAGGTTCTTTCCCACAAGTAGCAGAGGATGATTGGTGTGGACAATTTAGCCCAACCCCCTAAGATGGCTGATTATCGCTTTGGCGAACTAATCAAAGCGGAAAACTATGCGTATGCTCGTGGACTCATGGTAAGCCCAGTTCATCTTCCCGGAGCACTAGATGCAATGCTGGCAGATGGCTGGGAGCTAATGAGTATCTTTGGCGAGACAAACTCAGAAAAGATTGGGTTTATCTTCAAAAAAGTCTTGAAATAACTGTTAGAAGGGCTTATATTAGAACCATGACAGACAAATTCACACAAGAGTTTAATGATTATAACAAGCTGATGCGTCGGCTTGGTTCTAAGCAAATGAGCCTGTACGAGTACAAAAAGTACCGTGCAGGCAAAATGCGTGTGCCTAAAAACGGTGCAAAGAAGCCCTCAATGTATGCTGAGTCTCTTCGCCGTGAATCTCCCAATATTCCTAGCGGTGACGGCATGGCATACACTCCTATGAGTAAAGCTCCCAAAGAATATACAGGTACATTAATTAAGGGCATTAGCACCTTACACAAGAGTAACAGTGTGCCAGTAACCAATGACGAAGATATTATAGCTATTGCAAGGATGCGGCGATGAAAGTAAATATTGGACCCTACACAAGTGACCTCGTCACTTTTCGTAATCTGGAACGTAAGTACGAGGCCTACCGAGCTAAGCAGCTAGGTATTCCCTTCTTCGACTATGAACCAGTAACCAAGGTAGATAAAGCTGTTGAGAACACAGTAGACTTTCTACATCGTCTTTTTCTACCAGTAAACCGTTACTGGAATTCACGCAAGCGCAAGATCAATGTGCAGATTCATGATTATGATGTTTGGGGCGTAGATCAGACCCTAGCTTTTATCATTGTTCCTGTGCTTGAAAAGCTAAGAGAGAAGAAAAATGGTTCTCCTTCTGTTGATCCAGAGGATGCTCCATTTGAGGATATTCATGACCGTTGGGATTGGGTTCTAGACGAAATGATCTGGGCTTTCGAGCAACATCGAAAAGGCAATTGGGAAGATCAGTATTATCATAATGACGATCAGCTAGAGATCACATTCGAAAACTCAGAGCTTGTAGTTAACCGACAAAGAGATCTTAGCAAACCAGCTTACCATGTAGATACTGATGGTATTGCAAAGCATAATGCTCGTATGGATAACGGACGCAGACTGTTTGCTAAGTATTACAACGGTCTTTGGGATTAAGGCTTGACTTTGCTTGGCCATTGAGGTATTATAACAATATGGCGAAGAAAGAACAGAATATCACCGCGATTATCTACGACAAGAAAGGTCGTATTCTTTCCGTAGGTAAGAACTCGTATATTAAGACCCACCCCAAGCAGGCTAAGCTCGCACAAAAAGCTGGCCTGCCAATGAAGGAGTTTCTCCATGCAGAAGTCGCTAGTATTATTCGATGCAAAGACTTGTCTAGGGCTTACAAAATTGTAGTGTACCGAAATAACAAGGTAGGCTTTGCAAATGCGGAACCCTGCCCAATCTGTAAACTCGCGATCAAAGAAGCTGGCATTAAACAAGTGGAGTGGACCAAATGAACTTTCGTGAAATCCTAGAAGCTAAGACCCGCGAAGCCCTTGAAGCTTCGGCCTATTGCTCAGGGGGTGATGACTACCTTCAGGGTATGTTCTATCTTAATCCCTTCAACGAAGGCACAAAGGCTCATTTAGACTACCTCAATGGGTATGAAGATATGCGCTTCCTCCAGACTATGGAAAGGTTTGAATATCGTGTTGCAGCTTGAAGCCTTCGAGGGTGAACTCGAACAACTTCGCAAGATCAAGGCTATTATACGGCACAATGTACTAGCTGAAAAGCTAGCAGACATCTACTTTATCTGTGGTGAAACTGGAAGTAAAGATACTAATGGTCTACCAGAGAATATTCTAGTATGTCCTGCATATGGTGTAGACTGGTTTCAAGTATATAAGAGAACGGAGAGGTCACATGGCCCAGAATATTAAAAACTTTGAAGAACTATTTGAAGCCAGTTTCCCGAAACTTTGGGAGCGTCCAGCACTGCACGTTTTTAAAGATGAGATTAGAGAAATCTGCGAGCGCATGTTTGTAGCAACACAGCACACTATGCCATGGGACAAAGAACTTTGATTACAGCAGAGTTACTAGCATATTGTGCTAAAGAGGTCGAGTTTGGTGATGAACCAATTGATCTGGGCATGACGCCACTTGATATTGACGAAATCTACAGGCTTATGTCTATCACAGTGGCCGAGATGGAAGCTGATGAGCTGGTTCTACGAGCATCAGTAGTAAAACTACTAGTAGAGAACTTCGTTCTCAATTACAGGCTTATGACATGAAGTATTATAGTTATCAAGACCCCGATGGTACGCATACTTTCTCTACAAGTCAAATCTTTGATCAGTATTGGCCCTATTGGTACTCAAAGATGGTCAAGAAGTATGGCCCAGACAGTCCTCTAGTCAACTGGGAAAGTTGCCTGAACGATTGGATAACGGTACATTGGGCTTACGAAGAGCGTCCTACTGAAAAGTAGGGCGCTTTTTTCTTACCTGCGCCAAACCACAACGATTTCTCACCTAATGTTACGTGTACGTAAAAAGGCCCGCTGAAACTAATCAGCGGGCCTTCATTTTATACAGAATAGAAAATATGACCACCGTATTTCAGTGTCACTTTAAGTTCTCTAATCCAATATGGCTTAACACTTCTGTTGTGGAAGTAAACAGCACCCCTAGTAATATCTCTACCAGGGTTCTTTACTAGTGTTTTGGCTAACTGCCAAATTGGGTCGCCGGGTTTATATAGCCCTTTGGCAAACTGACCTCGCTGCTTTACAACGTGGCACGTTGGCTTATGCTGCTTCTTGGATCTATTGAGAATAACGTGAAGAACTCCACGCATACCCTTCTCACTCTCACCTCTAGCCTCAGCATACAATACACTAGTTACAGTATTTACACATTCCATAATATAGATTAAGACTCTTCTTGAGCCCTCCCTCTACGTTTTTCCCTGACAACAGCAGCGCGCTTTAGCCTACGCCTTTTATCGCTTGGCTTTTCATAAAAGCGTCGCTCCTGAATTTCTCTAAACACGCCTTCTTCAATAAGCTTCCGCTTTAATAGCTGCAAAGCCCTGTTTAGGTTGCCGTTTCTAACTTCTACTCTCATAGTCCTGTCGATCCAAATCCGTTGTCTTCTCTAATATTATCTAGTAATAGTTCCTGCTCAATGTGAACGGGCGCTAGTACTAGCTGTGCGATTCTGTCTCCGGTCTTAACATAGAAAGCTTCCTTGCCCGCATTAAAGAGAATGATTTTAATCTCACCTCGATAATCAGAGTCAATGGTGCCAGGGCTATTAAGAACAAAAACACTGTTTTTTGCTGCTAGGCCTGAGCGAGAACGAACTTGCCCCTCGAAGCCCTCTGGTAGATTAATGCGAAGACCAGTTCCGATCAATGCACTATCACCTGGCAAAATAACAGTTGCTTCAATACTATGAAGATCTAAACCTACAGAGCCTTTAGTTTGATAGCGAGGAATGATTGCATCCTCACGAAGTCGCTCAATTATCATTACTTAGTAACATCCCTTGCATACAGGCCATAATGCCTGCTGCGTTTAGCTTGAAAAGCATGGAATCAACATCAATTTCATTTTCCACAGCCCAAGGAATCAGAGCTGCTTCAATAAAGTCCTCGACCGGATCGAAGTCCGGATCTTTGGGAGCCTTGCCTGGAAATTGAATTACATTATCCACGTGCTTTTCCTTGTGTACAAACCCTGATGTACAGGGCACTTTTGTTGTCTTTGTCTGGATTACGAATGGTTTCGCAGACTCGCTTACCAGCCGCTCTAGCATCCGCCTTAAAGGTAAGGCGATCTATTAGAGACCAAGTATCAAACTTATGCTTCTTGGCTACATTACTATGCAAGCCCTTAGAAGTTTTCTTTGATCTAGTACGCTTTTTACCCAATTTTAGTTCCTCTCTAACTTAGGCATCTTCGTGCCTAGTTAATATAGTAACCTATTTACGATCGAAAGTCAAGTATTATTTTAGTTTTGGTTAATTTTTTACTTGACTCTGAAGCTTAAACCTTGTAATATGAGAGATAGATAGGAGACGATAATGATCAATGTTGTATACAAAAAGGGTCAGCTTACCACGCATATGCGATACCATCCTAAGGTATTCTCGCAGGTTACTAAGTATATGCTTAAGCAAGGCGTTGACTCTTACGAGGTCGAGGGTCGGTTTGTCAGTATGAAGGGTACACGTGTGTATCTGGATGGTGAACTTACTACTTGGGCAGATCTAGAAAGGGAATTTGTAAAATGACACAAGGAAAATCATTTTGAGTAGCTCTAGCGCATCACTACCACGGCACTATTATGTGTGGGTGGACAGCTCATTCATCCGAGAAGGAGTCTCAGGGTATGAGCCAGCAGTATGGTTTGGCCTGCATAGTTATCCTGGAAGGGCCTGGGGATGCCACGTTCTTCTTCAAGGAGGTGCATTTTATAGAGGTTTACCACCTCATGCCATCTCATTTAGCAAGGAGCCAGAATGTACTGATTGGACGATGAAACAAGCACAAGTCTGGGATTGCTATGGCAGAGATTTCTCGCTGCTAATTTATGACTATTTGGACGGGCTAGATGTTCGTGTCAAGGGCGGTGGAGAAGGCCAGTACTTATTTACAGCGGTGCCTCAGGGAGATGCATATACTCACGAGGTATCGCAGGCTAAAGAGTTTATGTTTATTCGAACACATGGTGATCGGTTGACTATTGTGCCAACAAACAATCTATTGTTCGAAGAGCGATCGTTTACTGACGATCAGGGCTGGCCACGCCTCAAACGATCTAATGAAGTATGGACTTGCGAATGATTATTAATAAAGAATTTATCAGTGGTAATCTAAGTATTTTTCTAGTAGACTACAAGCTAGGCCAGACAACGTACTCCGTACGAATCTGGGCCGAGTCTCTAGAAGATGCCGAGAGGCACGTGAAAGCTATCCGCAATACTGCGACAGTAGCTGGTCAACTATACCAGTCTGAACCCGTTCTTGGAGGGATTCACTAAAATATATCTTGACTTTTCGAGCATAATTTGTTATAACAATGCATAGTCGCTGACGATTTGTAATAAAAATGGACAGCACGCGAGTTCGACTCTCGCCGTCTCCACCATTTACGGGGACGACTTGGAAATCGACTGACATTACATAGACCTTTCCGAGACTATTGACTGGCAAAGTGCCATAATTAACTGCAAACGATAACGTTGCATTCGCGCTAGCTGCATAAGCTAGACGACGGGCGGTGGGAGCCTTGGAACAGAATCCCACACTCAAAGGAGAGATATGCGTAACATTTGGACAATACCTTTTAATAATAATTATTATATTTGCTGGAAAGATAGACAAGGTAAGACCCAGCATCGTCCAATGACTGATGCAGAAGATCGTGCCTACTTTACCTCCAAAGACCCTGAAAGAACATTAAATGAACTACTTGATAACCGATGAAGTCCCAGAATACTGGGAATCGCTTTTAGATTCTTTCATTACAATGGTACAGTGGGAAGAAGAGTTCAATAACGGACCTCCTGTAGACGCTGTGGAAGCAAGAGTCCACAAGGGCCTTCTTCATCTTATCTATGAGGGTGGGGATCACACCACAGACTATATGGCAAGATTTGCTAGACAACACTCTAGCAAGATTTGCTTTAGTTGTGGTGCTCCTGCAAGTAGATTTGTATTTCAATATCCAAAATGTGAAGCATGTGACTAGGGGCTTAACGGCCCCTATTTGCATTGGAGAAACGAATGGGATTTATCCTAAGTATAGTAGGGTTCGGAAAAGCTGCCGTTAAGTGGGCTTTCGACAACTGGCGAATAACAGTTCCAATTCTAGCGGTTGTAATAACTTTCTTTTGGACAAAAGAACATTATTACACTCAGGGTCGGGAAGACTGTCGCGTAGAGTGGGAGGTCAAGGTAGCGGCTGAGACCTTAAAGAACGAGAAGCTCAGTGAAAAACTAATTGATAACTCGATTAAGTTTGGTGAGCATACAGACAAAGACAATAATGAGCGCAAAGAGAAGGAGACTTCTATTCAGACTCGTATTGAAACAATCATCGAAAAGCCTATCTATCAGGAGTGCAAGGTTAATTCTGAAGTCGTAACTAGCCAGAATGAACTAAAGGAGGTGCTAAAATGAGAATTCTATTAGTAGCACTTCTACTAGTCGGATGCGCAGAAGCACAGACTGGTCTAGGCACATATCCTAAAGTACCACCAGTACCCAATCAACTAAATGACAAGGTAGGATCCTTGCCCCCTAATTATGATCTAACAATGGCCGGACAGATTAGAGACAATAACCGAAGTATTCGAGCCTACAACGAAACGGGCTTTAAATATAATCGCCTTCTAGAATACTATAACTGTGTTCGAGAAGCTATCAATGAGAGAAAAGAACCTAAATGTCAGTAGAAAATACACTGGACGAGCGCGGGTCAAGGTACGGCACGTTTGAGAATCATGCTAGAATCGCGCAGGCGGTACAGGATGTAATGCGGTCTAGTCCTAACTGGCAGTACCTAGAAGCAGATGAACGTCAGGCTCTTACCGTTATTTCGGATAAGATTGCTCGAATTCTAAATGCTCCTGTAGGTACTGTGTATTCAGACTCGTGGCATGACATTGCCGGCTATGCTCTACTAGTAGATAGGCGTCTAAAAGAGATTGAGCAAACCCGTAAATAATTCTTGACTTTTAGTTTCGAGTTTGGTAAGTTAAAGCTAGAAAGGAAAAGTATGAATTTATTCTATCTAGACGAAGACCTAGATAAGTGTGCGGAGTATCACATTGATCGCCATGTTGGCAAGATGCAGCTCGAAGCAGCTCAGCTTCTTACCACTACAGTGTGGATTGACAAACATCTAGGATTTATTCCACGTAAGCTAACAAGCGAAGAATTAGGAGTTATAAATGATCTCAAGCGTCGTGAACCGGATATTGATAGTCGTACTTTCACTCGATATCTCCCTACTCATATTAACCACCCAAGCGCTGTCTGGGTACGGTCAAGCCTTGAGCACTATTATTGGACAGTAAACTATGTCAATGCGCTAAACGCAGAGACTATGTACCGAGGTAATAAGTCTCATGCGTCTTGCGCAGAGGTTAATCGTATGTCAGAACCTACTCGTCTACCAGACATGGGATGGGTTCCTCCTACATTAGCCATGCCTGACAAACTAAAATCTAGCGATCATATTGCGTCCTACCGTATGTTCTATATGCTAGACAAGTGGCCTTTCGCAGCATGGAAGGTACGCGGTAAACCAGATTGGTGGGATGACAGCATCGTCGAACAGCAGAAGCTGGAAGGCGGCAGAGTGAGTGGACGATAATGGATTTCTTAGGTGGTTTTCTAACTATTTGTTTTGTGGTATTATTAATAGCCTTGCTAATTGTAGCACTACCAGCTTGGATTTGGTTCCTTGTAGCACTATTCTTAATAAGTATGTTTATATTTGGAGATAAAAATGAAAAATGAAATCATAGAGGCACTAGAGGCGCATCTTGAAGGCAATATTAAAAAGCATAGAATGAATATTCTGATTATGCTGGCTAATCCAATGGCTATTCACGAGCATACTGATCTTCTAGGAGCTATAGAAACAGAACTAGGTTACATTGCAGAGTACCACGATAAGTTAGAAGCACTAAACGAGGTTCTTTCGTGAGTCAAGTAAACCTAGTATGTTTATCTAAGCCCAGTGCTTATACCGGGTGCCTAAGCGCTGAGGACCTAGTCGCTTGGTGCGCTAGAGTTTCCAATCCGGGTAACCAGAACAACACAAAGACTGCTGCAAAGCTAGTCAAGTATCTTATTTCTAATCAGCATTGGTCCCCTCTAGAAATGGTTCATATGAGCCTAGAGATCAAGACTACACGCGATATTGCGAGACAGATTCTTCGGCATCGTAGTTTTGCGTTTCAGGAATACAGTCAGCGATACGCTGATCCAACAAAGACACTAGGATTTGAGGCTAGGGAAGCCCGCCTCCAGGACCCAAAGAATCGTCAAAATTCTGTAGAACTATCTGAAACCGATAGGCGTATCAAAGAAGATTGGAATATGATTCAATGGGAAGTTATCTCAAGGTCTCAAAAAGCATATAACTGGGCTATCGAGAACGGTATTGCTAAAGAGCAAGCAAGAGCGGTATTACCAGAAGGCAATACTGAATCAACTGTAATCATGGCGGGAACTCTACGTTCTTGGGTACATTTCTGTCTACTAAGGATGGATAATGGCACTCAGAAAGAGCACCGCATAGTGGCTGAACAATGCTGGGAAATAGTAAAACAACATTTCCCTTCGGTAGTAGAAGCCTGCACGGAGAAATAAAAGTGGAACTAGAATATAATGAAGAACTGGACGAACATTTTGTCACCATTCCAGAAAGTATGTTACGCAATCTAGACTGGAATGAAGGTGATATGTTAGACTATGAAGTGTCTGATGGTATTCTAACAATCTTCAAAATTTAAGTTGACATTATCGGTTAAACAAGCTATATTTCTGCTTTAAGGAGGGCTTAATGACTAAATCTAAGATTAAAGTCAAAGAACACGAAAATCTAAGTGAAGCTAACATCAAGCGAGTTATCGAACTCCTTGAAGCAGAAAAGCCTATTCCAAAGAAGGATGCCTACGCAATCCTTAACATTTCTCCTAATCCTACTCGATTGGCTAAGATCATCGAGAACTATAAGGCAGAAAAAGCAGAACTGGAGCGTCGTCGCGCTCAAAATCGCGGCAAGCCACCTGAAGCTCACGAGATTCAAACGTGTATTGAGGGCTATCTAGATGGAGATTCCATTTCAGATATTGCACAGCGTTTGTATCGTAGTGTGGGTTTTGTGAAGGAAATCGTCGAACAAGTCGGCGTACCTTCACGAGTTGTTGGTGCTAATTATAGTAACCCTGGTATTATTCCAGAACCGTGCATCCGAGAATCCTTCGAAGTCGGAGAGATTGTCTGGCACGCTAAGGAACATGCTATGGCTATTATTGTCAAAGAGCTAGACCAAGTAAAAGATAAATCGGCAAAGTACTATCGAACCCTCGTTATTGAGGCTCTGGAAGACGATAGCCGCTTTTACCTGAAACAGCACAATTACGCTGGACGTTATGTGGGCGCTTACTCCTATGATTTAGGCTCCCTAGAACATCTTAAACAATATGGAGTGGACGTTTATCGTCCGTATAGGCAGGATTTCGCGAACTTCAGCCTAAAGGAAAATTAATGCTAGTACATCATCTTCTTGTGGTAAACGCAAGAGTCAATAAACCACCTGTAGATCCTGTATTCATCAATGCTTGGAAAAAGCAATTGATTGAGGATATTGGAATGAAGCTTCTTATGGGGCCATTCAGCACATATCATGATATGCCCGGTAACAGGGGTTTAACCTCTGTGAGTGTTATCGAGACCTCACACATCGCTCTTCATGTATGGGATGAGGAATCTCCGGGTAATCTAAGACTAGACGTGTACTCTTGTGCTGAATTTGATATTGATACGATCATATCAGCTCTGGGACCTTTTGATCCTACTTATGTGGATTATAAGTTTCTAGACCGCACAGGCGATGATATAGTAGCCTCGTAAAACTTTTTGGAATTGGTTAGCAACATTCTGGTTACACCTAGTTGTTGCAAGTGCAACAAAAAGTAACGTTATCTCAAAAAGTTCTTGACTTTTAAGATAATTTGGTATATACTTTGTAAATAATGAGGGCGTGGCGAAACTGGTTATACGCGCGAGACTTAAAATCTCGTGGATTGATTCCGTGTGGGTTCGAGTCCCACCGCCCTCACCAGATATAGGAGAACACAATGCAAGTAATTATTCAATCAGTTTATCGTCTTCGCGATAAATTCATTACAGCTTATTATGCGTATCCTCAGTTTTCTCTAGAAATTGAGGACAAGATGGCGAGTGAACTCACATTTCTGCAAAGGCTAAAAGTGCCTTTTACACTGGAAATGAAGGTCGAGCAAAAATAATCCTTGACTTTGTTGCCCAATTTGTCTATATTACATTGAAAGGAAACGGGAATGACTATTGATGAGATTCGCAATCAACTTCGGCAGGGAACCCTAGAGGTTCACTTCAAGAAGAAGGACGGCTCGGTTCGTCGTATGGTCTGCACTACGCACATTGATGTGCTTGGTGATTCCTCAGAAAGCACTCGTAGTGCTCCCGTTTTTCAGAATGAGATTGTAACCGTATGGGACATGGAAGCCGATGCTTGGCGTTCCTTCCGGTTTGATAGTATTGTATCCGTAGCTCAACTGGACAGAGCATCGACCTTCTAAGTCGAGGGTTGCTGGTTCGAGTCCAGCCGGATACACCAGTTTTTGGGTTGTAGCTCAGCGGTAGAGCGGACGACTGTTAATCGTCTGGTCGTAGGTTCGATCCCTACCTTCCCAGCCACTTTAGGAGAAAACTATGCTAGAAATAGCTGTTACATTATACGTATTCCTAGGGATACTTACGTTTCTATTGGCGATCTCCGATCACTACGTTGAGTTAAGTTCTAAGCTAACAATTATTTTTGTATTACTTAGTTTCATTTGGCCCATTGTCTGGCTAGTTTATCTAGTAGATGATCGGTAATCTAGACCTGTAGCTCAATGGTCAGAGCTGTCCGCTCATAACGGATAGGTTGGGGGTTCGAGTCCCTCCGGGTCTACCAGGATTTTTATGACAACAATTCTTGCACTAGATATGTCTGGTACTCCTCGTGCTTGGATCAATTGCGATGAAGCCATTAGCTATCATGCTAAAGACCTCGTCGCATGGTCACTTGGCGAAACTGTCGCCAAGTATCACGGAGGGTTCAATCGTATAACCGGAAAGCAGAGCAAGCTTGAAACTAGCAGTATTATTGCTATTAAAGGCTCCGAGTTCCATAAACATACTAGAGTTCTTCTAACAAATCCTACCCTTTTTGCTAGAGACAGGCATCTATGTGCTTATTGTGGGTTTACCCATACCAATCATAGATTTTTTAGCCGCGATCATATTGTGCCACGTTCGCGTGGTGGTAAAGACGAGTGGACTAATGTGGTTACAGCCTGCGTGCCTTGTAATCAAGAGAAAGGCGCTAAGACTCTTAATGAGTCTGATATGAGTCTTATCTATGTTCCCTATGCTCCGAATCACTATGAGAACATGATTCTTAAGAACAAACGTATTCTGGACGATCAAATGGAATATCTTTTAACAGGAGTTCCAAAACATAGTAGGGTGTGGTGGCCGACCGTTTAGGCATCTGATTGCAACCCAGATTCAAGCAGGTTAAATTCCTGTCCACACCTCCAATGCCGGTATAGCTCAGTTGGTAGAGCAGTAGTTTTGTAAACTTCAGGTCGCGGGTTCGATTCCTGCTGCCGGCACCACGTACCCTTAGCTCAATGGTTAGAGCGACCGCCTTTTAAGCGGTAGGTTCCGGGTTCAAGTCCCGGAGGGTTCACCATAATTATGTCGGTGAAGTGTTACGGTAGCACGGCGGTCTCCAAAACTGCAAGCCAGAGTTCGACTCTCTGCACCTTCGCCATATTGCCCCTTCGTCTAATGGTAGGACGCTAGTTTTTGGTACTAGCTATCGAGGTTCGAACCCTCGGGGGGCATCCAAATTAGGAGATTATTGTGCTTCTTAGTACTTATGAACAAAATAACAGAATTGCTAAAATTCATAGAGAAGACGGTGCTTTCGTCGTCTATATGTATGAAGATAATATTTTAAAAGAGCGTAGGCCACTTATGGGTCATTCTGAGCTATATGCTGAGAACTGCGCTGAAAATTGGATTATAGGGATTATTTAATGTTTCTAAAAGCAATTTGGTCAGAGGGCTGCCCCAAGCGGGAATACACAGCGGGTCACATGGGCGATGCTCGTGGCGAAACGCTAGAAGAAGTTTGTAATGATCTAGCCTCCCGCAAGGAATGGTTCGCGCGCAAGTATAAAAACTTGCGATATGATGGGATGCGACTATTTCTTAGCGAGGAAGAAGCTAGAGAAAGTTTTGGGTGAGTTGGCTGAGCGGTCTAAAGCGACAGTTTGCTAAATTGTTGTACTTCACGGTACCGAGGGTTCGAATCCCTCACTCACCTCCATTTGGAGTATAAATGCAAGTTCTATCCCTATTCGATGGTATTTCCTGTGGAAAGCAAGCACTAGATTCTTTAGGGATAGAGTGCGAATACATGGCATCTGAAATAGATAAATATGCTATTTCTGTATCCGAACATAGGCATCCTAGTATAATTCAGATGGGTGATGTTCAGGCTATAGAGCCTGCTGGCTGTTCCTGGGACTTACTCATTGGAGGGAGTCCCTGTCAGTCTTTCTCTAGCTCAGGTTATCAGCAAGGTTTTGATGGTGAGTCAAAGCTTTTTTGGGAGTATATTCGAGTACTAAATCAAGGCTCGTTTAAATACTTCATGCTAGAAAATGTAAGCATGAAAAAAGAATGGCTTGATATTATTACGAAAGAACTTGGCGTAGAGCCAGCCTATATTGATTCCAGAGTATTTGGAGCGCAATCACGCAAGAGATACTATTGGACAAATATTCCTTTAAGTCCTATTCCAATAGACGATTCTAGTGAGACTGTTTCAGATATTCTTGAAATAGAAGTTGACAATAAGTACTATTTAAGTGATAATACAGTCAATCGAGTAAGAAACAGCAGAACAGGTGGAACTAGATTTATAGACTATTCTACCAAAAAAGCCAGAACTATTCTAGCAAGTTATTCTAAACTGCCCTCAGATGCTGAATATATTGAGAACGAACTAGGGTATAGAAAGTACACGCCACTAGAGTTTGAAAGATTACAGGGATTACCTGATAATTATACGGATATTCTAAGTGATACCAGACGGTATCAAACCATAGGAAACGGTTGGCACATTCCTACTGTAAAGTTTTTATTCAGTTATTTTGGCCTTGGACTCAGCTGTTGACGAGACCCGCCTGTCTAGCGGAGGTCGGAGGGTTAGATTCCCTTCAAGGTCGCCATACATAACGGGGATGTAGCTCACCGGGGAGAGCGTCTGATTTGCATTCAGAAGGTAGCAGGTTCGAGTCCTGTCATCTCCACCAGAATATACGGGGATTAGCGCAGTCTGGTAGCGCACCTGCTTTGGGAGCAGGGGGCCGTAGGTTCGAATCCTACATTCCCGACCATGCTCGATTAGCTCAGCGGTAGAGCGTCTCGTTTACACCGAGAATGTCGGCGGTTCAATCCCGTCATCGAGTACCATTTTTATGACGGCGTAGTGTAGTTGGTAACACGCAGGCTTGTGGTGCCTAAGTCACGGGTTCGACCCCCGTCGTCGCGAGCGGATGTGGCGGAATTGGTAGACGCCCTGGTTTTAGGTACCAGTATCGAAAGGTGTGGGGGTTCGAGTCCCTTCATCCGCACCATGGGAGCGCGGCTTGAGTTGGAGAGCAGCGGCTGACTGTAAATCAGTTCCTTTGGGTGAGTAGGTTCGAATCCTACCGCTCCCACCAGTTATGGCCCGGTCGTCTAGTGGCTAGGACACTGCCCTTTCAAGGCAGAGAAGCGGGATCGAAACCCGTTCGGGCTACCAAAAATAACAGGCTGGGATAGTGGTTAACACTGTCCCAGCTTTCGTTTGGAGATAAAATGGATTGTGTAATTATTGGTGACTCAATCGCTAAAGGCATAGGCCAGCTAGCGCAAAATTGTGCTACACACGCAAAAGAAGGCGCAACGTCTTCCTATATTCGAAGATTTAAGCAGCAGGGCAATGTGACCATTATATCCGCAGGGTCCAACGATCCTAACAGCGCCGAACTACCCGAAAATTTACGCAAAATTAGACAAAGAATTTCCGGGCATGTAGTCTGGATTCTACCCTACAACAGAAAAGCAGCCACACAAGTGAGAAAAGCTGCTAAGCCGGGTGATGTTCTAGTAGATCTTAAATACTGTCCCACGAGAGACAGAGTTCACCCAACCAGTTACAAATGCCCATGGAGATTAATAAATGGATAAAACACTAGTACCCTGTTTCGTGTGTGGAAAAGAGCTAGAGAATATAGGTAGAAATCAGCCCCTAGCAGCAACTGAGTTCAGTACCTATGGTCACTATGGCTCAGGAGTTTTTGACCCAATGGACGGCTCTGAACTAGCTATCAATATCTGTAACACTTGTCTTTTAGATGGTGTAAATAGGGGAAGAGCCCTTCACATGCGAGTCACTGCATTCAATGACTCCTTAGAGATCTTTGAATTGCCAGTAATCAAAAAATAATTCTTGACTTTTCAATTCAATAAATCTATAATACATTTATCAACTAAGAAGTTGATGTTTTAACTTTTAAGGAGCTTATTAATATGCCATGGACAGATGAGAGCAAGGCACAGGCCATTGAAATGTATGAGAAGGCCGAGCCTACTCCAGAAAACTCAATGGACATTGTAGCCGAAATTGCCGAAGAACTCGGTGAGTCAGTAAACGGTGTGCGTATGATTCTCAGCAAGGCTGGTGTCTACGTAAAGAAGGAAGCAGCCAAGTCAGGTAGCAGCAGTGCCTCCAAGACTACAAAGTCAGCGTCTACCCGCGTAAGCAAGGAAGATGCTCAGGCTCAGCTTATCGCTGCGCTAGAAGAGGCCGGTAAGACTGTTGATAATGATATTATCAGCAAGCTAACTGGTAAGGCGGCTGTTTATTTCGCCGGACTCTTTGCCTAATCTAACTCGTGTCAGCAAGTATGCCAACCTGCCGACAAGAGGATTATGACAAAAGACGAATTAATTAACGCAGTAAAAGAGTTTGGGGATGCAACCATCACGTACAGAAGCTTAGAATCAAATAAGCTCAAGTACAATGTTTGCACTCTAGATTTTTCCACCCCATACATTCAAGATAAGTCTAATAGAGCCAGAGAAACAGAAGATACAGTTCTTATGTTCTGCTGGGACGCTGACTCCTTTAGACTTATCAGACCCTCTAGTGTAACTAGTGTAGCCCCTTTAGCGGCATCGCTAAAGGAAAGGTCATATGGATGATGAAGAAATCTATTCACGAATAATTCACTGCACTGATGATTTTCAGGTTCGCCTAACAATCAACAGATTCAGAGGCGTCGAGTACCTTCATGTTAGAAAGTACTTTTTAGACTTCTCTGAGAAGTGGATGCCGTCTAAAGACGGAGTTGCTATGCCGTTAGATCTAAATAACTCGAAAGAGCTATTTATCGGCTTAGTTGAAATCTTGTCTTTAGCGGAGTCTAAAGATGTGATACTATCAAACTTCAAAGAACTTTTACAGGATATTTATCAATGAAGAACTTCCTAGATTATGCGAGTGCCAAATATTACGCGGGTGATCCAATCATCAGCGATGAGGAATTCGATAAGCTAGCGGAGTACTACGGATATCAAGGCGTGGGGGCTCCAGTCGTTGGCGACAGGATTCCTCACGCCTTTCCTATGTGGAGTCTACAGAAGTGTTATGATGACGAACCGCTTATTGATCTAGGTGGCAAAGTGGTTGTAACTCCGAAGCTTGATGGAGCTGCCGTAGCTCTTTACTACGCAGAAGGTAGATTTGTTCTAGCCCTTACTCGTGGCGACGGTAAGGAGGGTCTAGATATCACAGACAAGATGGCTACTCTAGTTCCAAATGAACTTGAGCACTGGATCAATCCATTCTTGCAAATTACGGGTGAGATTGTAGCTCCTAAGACGATTGAGAATGCTCGTAACTATGCTGCTGGCGCTCTGAACCTAAAGTCTGTAGACGAGTTTCAATCTAGGGACTTAACCTTTGTTGCTTATGGGGTTACGCCCTTTGTAGATAATGAATATTGGTCTACAGATATGTTGTATCTACACGCAGAAGGGTTCAATACAGTACTTAATAAGTCAAAAGAATGGTATAGTCAATTCCCTGAGGATGGTCTAGTATACCGGCTCAATAAGCACAATGAGTTCCAAGCTCTAGGATATACTTCCAAGCATCCTCGTGGTGCCTTTGCTCTTAAGGAGCGAAAGGGCGGAGTAGTTACTAAACTTCTAGCAGTAGAATGGCAGGTTGGCCGTAGTGGTGTAGTTAGTCCTGTAGCAATCTTGGAACCCGTTAACATTGGTGGCGCTGTAGTCTCTAGGGCTACACTTCATAATGCTAAGTATATCCAAGAACTAAATTTAGAGTTGCATTGCTTAGTAGAAGTTATACGAGCAGGCGAGATTATTCCTAGAGTTGTAAGGAGAGTATATGAATAAACTAATTATTTTCTCGGCCTCTTGGTGTAGTCCTTGTAAGAGACTTAAAAACACTTTAGAGTCTCTAAATGATTACTCAAATATCAAAGTGTATGATATTGATATTAACGTAGAGAAAGCTATAGAATGGAAAGTGGATGCGGTACCCACTATTATATTAGTGAATGATCAGGGGGAGGAGCTTAAGAGGACACTAGGTGTCTTACCTAAAGAAAAGCTCCTAGAACTTCTAAATGCTTAATAAGGCTACTTTAGTAGTAGCTCTACTATTGAGTGCTACCGCCGCATGGTACTCAATATCGGGGCTTACTGCCATATTTGCCGCAGCTATCGTTCCCATAATTATTATGGGAATAGTATTAGAAACAGCAAAAATAGTTACTAGCCTATGGCTGCATAAATACTGGGATACATGTG